GATGTAGGCCTACATCCGTCTGCCCACTCGCTGAATGGGCAGAGGTGATGCTGTCCATTCAGCGGCGTGGCGCGTCTCGCTGCGGGCCACCAGGTGCGGGCCCGGCGACATCTGCGGCAGTTACACCCGGGCCAAGGATCTTGATGCGGCCCTCGTCGAACCATTCCGACTTCTGCACCTCGTTGATGCCTTGGCGAATTGGGGGGGCCAGGCAGTACTGATCGCAGCCAGTAAGGTACTGCGCGCGGCCCGTGATCGTTCCGTAGAAGCCGGTGATCTTGTCTTCTGCTTTCTGTCCAAGCTCGATCATGATTTTTCCTTTGAGGTGAGTTACGCCGCGCGCTCCAGCGTTTCGGCGCGGCGGGTTATACGAATCTGTGCGATTCGAACCGATGGTGGCCGACGATCGCGGCGAGCGGGTTCGACTGACTGGATGTTGCTGACGGCGTTCATGGCCATCAGCGTGGCCAGGACGAAGCACATCGGGGAGATGATCTGACGGCGCATCGCCTCGGCCACCATTGCTGCACGGCGCGTGACGCCGAGCTTGAACATTGCGTTGGTAAGGCGTTTCGCCACGGTGGCCGGCGAGATGCCAGCCTCCCGAGCGATTTCCTTTGCGGTCAGCCCAAGGGCAACCCACAGCAGGAACTGAAGTTCTCGCGGCGCCAGGCCACGACCGAGGTGACCCTTCCATGCGCCATTTACGATTTCTGTTTCCATCGTCGTGACTCCCGGTTGTTTTCCCAATGCACCCGGGCAACCAGGTGCATCAGTGAAACTTTCCGTCCTATTACCGCCGGCGGGGCGGGGCGCATTGCTTGCCGGGTCATTCACACGATTAAGGCGTTTCGCCATCGAGCAACCGTCCAGGGTGTTCCTGTCGTGGGCAGGCTTTCGGGCCTGTCTGCTCGCCGGTCGCCGGTAGAGGCAATGCGGTCTGTTGTATTTGTTGCGCTGACTGTTAAAGAGCGGCGAGCTGTTTCTGCTCTGGCGCCCTGTTCGGTGGCGTTGAGGTAAATTTAGCCGTGAGCTAAAAATCAGTCAATAGCTGGAAGCTAAATAATTTAGCTTTGGGTGAAAAATTCAGTCTTGGAGGAGTTGCAGGCAGGAATTCACCATCGGTCTTTACGCGGGGATTAGCATCAAGCTAATATTCTGAAATGCTGTACATGCATACAGTAATCAAGGAGTAGCTGATGGCAAGCCCGCAGAAGAAAAAACCGCAAGAGTCGAAGCCGATGTCTGGAGTGGAGCGCCTGACTCTCAGAGTCTCAAACATGATCAACCACCCAATAGCGCAGGATCGGAAGTGGGCGACGATTCATCGGCTCGACACCGATGGGGATAGGGAATGGGATGAGGTGATGGATGCGCTCACCGATGTTGACGGTATTGAGATGACATTCAACGATGAGGACGAGTCGGTTACGCTGCGGTGGGAAGCTCCGGCGGATGAAGATCCGCGCGTAGAAGCTCATGAAGAGTTCGATGCAGTGGAAGAGCCAGCGCCTTTCTGACGAGCACAAAAAAGCCCGCTGAAGAAGCGGGCTTTGACTTGTAGAGATCGGTCAGGCTTTTCTGGCGTTCCAGATCAGCAACACCTTCGCGTGAATGGTTACGTCATCGATCCGGGCTGTCTGGTTTTCATAGTGCGGGTTGTCAGAGATAAGCCGGTAATGTTCTTCGTCGAGGCGCATGACCCGCTTTATATAAAGCTCGTTATGCCAGGTCAAAACGTAGATTCCTTCTCCGATGAAATCCCGCACTCCTTTATCGACAATGACCAAATCCTTGTCATTAATGGTGCCTTCCATGCTCTGGCCCCATCCATTGATCATCCCCAGAGATGTCTTGGACGTATATGTGATGCCTTTTTCGCGCAGGATTTCCTCGCGCACCACCAGATTTCGAACAACCTCCGTATAGTCCGGTGGTACCTGGCCATGGCCCATGGCAGCTCGAATGTCGTACTGAGGGATGACGATCTCGTCATTGGTCGGGCGTAGGCTTGCGATGCTCACCGAGAGTTGATGGGGCAGCCCATCGTCAGGTTCTTCGGCAGCGGCGACAATTCGATCCCGTGCCTCAATCGAAAGCCCCTTCACTTTTCCAAGCATTCGTTTTACTTGGTCTGCGGCCGATGAATTTGATTCTGCGGCCGGCGCTGTGATGATCTCTTTCGGACCAGGACCGACCGACTCATCGTCGGTCGGTAGAGAGTCAAACCACCCCCTGGGCAGCTTCTCAACCACCTCAATCCGGCGAGCTACGTCATCGCCCAAATTCTTGGCGGTCTTTTCCGAAAGGATTTGGCTCAAGTGCGCAGGCGCCATCCCCCAGCGCTCGGCGCAGGCGCCTTTTTTTTGATCGCCGATCAAATTGATCAATTGGCGTTTGCGAATCGCGTAGATATCCATGCGAGCAAGAATGCCATTCTTTAGCTCAATGCTAAATGTGCTCACGGCTAAATATTCCTTGCTCTGATATTAGCTCTAAGCTAAATTTCTCCTACGTATTAGGAGAACCCCTATGAATGACCACTTGCGAGATTGGCTCGCCAGCGCAACAGCCGACCGACGTCAGCTGGTAGCCGAAGCAGCGAAGACCACCGTCGGACATCTCTGGCAGCTTGCTGGCGGTCATCGGAAAGCATCTGCCGAACTTGCCGAGCGTCTTCAAGACGCCTCTGACGGCGAGATCACTATCGCTGGTTTGCGGCCTGACCTTATTGAGCTCGCCCACAAGGTGCTTCGCGTTGCCGAAGCCCACCCAAAAAAGTCTGCGGCATAGCGGGGGCTGTGCCTACCACCGAAAACACGCTGGAGCGATTGGAAGCCATGCAGCACCACCTCGATTTACTCAAGGAAGACCTTGAAGGGATTCGGGAAGACCTTCGGAACGTAGAGAAATAGCCTGAAGGCCCATTGGCGACAGTATCGAATTTGGCGGGGATTCGAGGTAGTGCACCTGAATAGCTGTTGATTCATCCAGTAGAAAAGACCTACCAGGAAGACCATTAGGAGAAGGGAAATGGACGGCAACACAACAGGACGCATGGGGACATTGAACGCTGAGGGCAGTAGCTCAGTCGGCGGGATTGGTCGCGTCTGCGGAAAAGTAATCGCCTGAATCGCAGGCACAAAAAAGCCGGGCTGCAACCCGGCTCTTTCAAAACGCAAAACACTGAGGGGCCATTATGAACACGATCGTCGCTCCAAGCAATACAGTCACCATGTCGAGCCGTGAGATCGCCAATCTCACTGGCAAGCAGCATAAGGACGTCATCCGTGACATTCGCGTAATGCGCAAAGCGCTGGCCGGAGATGGCGCAGATCTGCGCCATCTTCAAGAGGTTAATGATTCACGCGGTTACACCGCCGAATTCCAGCTTGACCGCGTCCTGACTGAAACCCTGTTGACCGGCTACAGCATCCCGCTTCGTCATCGTGTCGTGACACGTTTGGGCGAACTCGAAAACGTGTCACGACAGGTTGTCACGGTTCCGCAAACTCTCCCCGAAGCCCTCCGACTTGCCGCAGATCTCGCAGACAAGAACGGCGAGCTTCAGCGCCTGATTTCAGTTCAAGCCCCAAAGGTCGCCGCTATCAACAGGCTCGCTGCAGCTGGTGGCGCGATCTGCATCACTGACGCAGCCAAGCAGCTTGGTATGGCTCCTACGCGCCTGTTCGCCTGGCTGGAACAGCACCGCTGGATCTTCCGGCGACAGGGGTGCAAGCGCTGGGTTGCCTATCAGCCGCGCATCACCTCGGGTCACATGACCCACAAAGTCACAGCCCTCAAGCCGGATCCTGAAACCGGAATCGAGCGAGCTGCCTTCGACCCTATGGTCACCCCGAAAGGCCTAACCCGCCTCGCTGAACTTCTGCAGGAGGCCGCGTAATGGCCGGCGACTGGATCAAATTCGAACTCACCACTCTCGACAAGCCTGAGGTTTGCCAAATTGCAGACTTGGCCGATATCGACCCCGACGCGGTCGTCGGCAAGCTGATGCGTGTGTGGGGATGGTTCGACCAACAAACCGAAAATGGTAACGCTCCGAGCGTTAGCAAAAAGTTACTTGATCGTCTCGTCGGCGTTATTGGTTTCTGCGAGCACATGAAATCGGTCGCCTGGATGATTGAGGCCGAGGGGGTGATCAGTCTTCCGCATTTCGAGCGGCACAACGGTAAGACCGCTAAAAACAGGCTTCTAACGGCAAAGCGCGTTGCGAATCACAAGGCCAGTAACGGCAAAAGTAACGCTGCGAACGTTAGCGGCGCGTTACCTAAAGAAGAGAAAGAGAAGAATAAAGAGCCTCTCTCTGCGCAGGAGTCCGTGGATCCTCGCATGCCTAGCGAAATGACCCTCGACTGGGTACCGGATGAAACACTGCTGAAAACCTACGCCTTGCACCGCGGGTTGTCGCTTGACCTGTTCACCGATGAAGTTCGCATCGCTTTCACTGCTCACTACGAACCTCAGCACCAGATCAACACCCAGGCCGAGTGGGTGAGCATGCTGGTTAAGTGGGTGAACAACGACAAGGCCCGTGCTGCTGCCGCCTCGAATGTGAAGCAGTTCAAGCCGAAGCAGGTGCCTGCGTCTGACTTTGACGATGACGACACTGAATGGCAGAACGGGGTGAAGTCATGAAAGCCGTCTCTGTGATCGCCCAAGGCCTGTGGACCAAGGCCCAATCCGGTGAGTTCATCGCCGCCGAAGACGCTTCGCCAGTAGCCACTGAAACCAACAGCACACTGGTCACGGCCATCAACGAACTGTTCAAAGAGCTGCGTTCGATCCGCTCGGCGTGGCGCCAGGCATGGCCCGACAAGGAAACCTATCAGGCTTCGAAGCGCCAATGGTTTCAGGCATTTCTCGAGGAAGGCATCTGCACTCAGGGTCAGGTCGACTTCGGCATGGCGCAGGTTCGCAAACAGCCGGGTGACTTCATTCCAAGCCCTGGCCAGTTCATCGAATGGTGCAAGCCAACCCCCGAAATGCTTGGTTTGCCACCGCTCGCTGCGGCGCACCGCGAGGCCTGTCGCAATGCTCACCCGGGTATGGCTGGGCAGGGCAAGTGGTCGCATGACGCCGTCTGGCACACCGCCAAGGAATGCGGATTCGAAAGCCTTAACAAACTCGACACGGTGCTCAGTCTCAAACTGTTCGAGCGCAATTACACCATCACCATTCGCCGGTTGCTGGCCGGTCTGCCGCTTCAACCGATGCCGAAGGCGCTCCCTGCACGCGTCGTTGTGAAGGCGAAACCTGAAATTGGCCTAGGCGCCCTTGCACAACTGCGCGCCACGCTGGGAGGTGCACGTGGTTAATCCGCATCTCGTGGCGACAGACCCAGCGGACTACCGCTACGCCGTGCATTGCTGCGCCTACAAGTGGGATCTCACCGATAAACCAGATCGCGCTGTAGCGCTATTCGAACATCGCTCGGCCGCCGAGAAGTTCGGCCGCCTGATGTGGCCGAGCACTTTCGAAGTAATCGACATCACCACAGGAGATAGGGCATGAACGACATTCTGCTTCATCTGTACATCGCTTTCCTGACGGTCGTCGCCGTCGGCCTTTGGTGGGGCATCCGCCGTCTCGAACGCCGCGCCCGAATCGCGCGGGGTAATCGCGAATGACGCCCGTCGCCATGAAGCAATTCAAACAAAAGCCGACGCGCGCTAAGCCAGTCGACCGTGAGGGCCTGGAGCAAGCGGCGTTGATGGCTGAGCTTCGGGCCCGCATGCCCGAGGTCGCTGACCTTATCTATCACGTCCCGAACGGCGGCCATCGCGTCAAGGCCGTAGCCGCGAAGTTGAAGGCCCAGGGCGTAAAGGCCGGTATCCCTGACCTGGTCCTGCCGATGGCCCGCGGTGGGTTCTTCGGCCTGTACATCGAGTTCAAGGCGACACCACCGAACGATGCCGCGATTTCGGCCAGCCAGCATGAACGGATTCGCAAGCTCAATGCCCAGGGGTATCTGGCGGTGGTGTGCCGCGGGCACTTCGACACGATGGAGCAGATCCGCGCCTACCTTCGGCTCGCTCCTACAGTGGTGGCCG